CACAAAACCATTTAATTTTACATCCATGAAAACAGCAACATTATTTTTAGCATTGGCACTTGGTTTATCTTCATGCAAAAAAGAAGATCCGCAGCCAGAAGGGTATTTTCCTAAGCCAGGTGATACTTATCAATCGGTAGTTGACCATTGGGGTAAGACTAAGACCATTTTGTATCTTACGCCTTCTTTCAATAGTGATGCTGATTATTACTATGTCGATCATAAGGTTAGTTTACGGGTATCACAAATGATAGTGATTAAAATCACACCAGACGCAAAATAAAGACACAGGACACATTATCTCTGGCTATTGGTGTAAATGGTTAGGTAAATAATTTAAATTGATTTAAAACGCTTAAAAATGGAAATAAATACAGACAAATTAGTTGAAATACTAAAAAAAGACAAACCGTTAAATGTTACTGTTGTAGAAGAATATGGTAAGGATAAATTTATAGTGATGTTTACACTACCCCATTTATTACCTAAAGTTCAAGAGTTTGCAGAAAAATTGTTGGAGGAATTTGATAATGGATAAAGAAAAAGAAATAGCAGCAGAAGAGGCCAAATACTGGCGAATGACAACGGCATTCAATGCGGGAGTAGAAAGTTACAGGGTTTATACCAACCAAAAAACAGGGGAAACTGTTATGAAAGATGGTAAAAATCAAAGTGAACACATTAAACAGATACTTAACGGTGATAAATTATGAAAAAAGAACAATTACAGCAAGCAGCAAAGGAGTTTTGCGAGGCTGAAAATATAGAGTACGCAGTTAGCACAACTGAAGAAGTGGTACAGTTGACGGATATATTACCAAAATTCCTTCAGTCAATGATCGATCAGGGGAAGGTGTTTGAGGCTCAGGATTATGAATCCTTGAAAGAAGCTTCACAAAAACTGGACGGGTTGTTAACCAATATTAGAAGCCACGCTGATTTATCAGACTTTTATATTGAATGGATTGATAGAGTGCGTAACGAAACAGATGAATTAACCGCCCCCGGAGAATCAACCGTCTCAAGTGCCGGGAAGGAAGTGAAGACATTGCAAGAGTGTAAGGATGAAGTGGCTAGAAACGAGTTTAACCTCCCTTGTGATAGCGTTTTCAGAGTTAATAGACCTTATATTTTAGACATTGCGGCAGAAATGTACGCTAATCAATTCAAAGCAACCCCCGCAAAGGTGATCACTGATCATGAGATTGAGAAAAATTCATTTAATATAGATAGTCCTGATGAACCACATGAAGATATTCAAGACGCAGAAATTTACGGGTTCGTTACTGGCGCTAAATGGTATCGTGAACAATTAAACCAGCAACCATGACCCGCAGACACGAAAAGATGAAACCCCATTTGGCCAGTCAGTATGATAGGCAGGGATGTAGGTTATTGCAATGTGCTATAGATAATACCATAGCCTTAAATTGCAAACCTACTGTCACTGGCACAATATTTAGTGATAGGTTTAAAAAATAGTCGTATGTTAAATATAACTCAAACAGGCACATCATCATCAGGCAAGACAAATGTTTACGCTGTAAATTCAGGAGAATTAAAATTAGGTACGATATCATTCTTTGGAAGATGGAGGAAGTATTGCTTCTATCCTAATGAGGGTATGCTGTTCGATCACTTATGCTTAACAGAAATATCGGACTTCTGTAAAAAGCAAACTAATATTGTATTCAAGCGTTAATGTCGTATATTTGAATTATGGATTTAGGACGACCAACAAAATACAGCGATAAGTATCCTAAGCAGGCTTATAAGTTATGCTTGTTAGGCGCTACAGACCAGGAATTAGCTGATTTTTTCGAAGTAAACGTTGATACAGTTCAAGAATGGAAGAAAGTTCATGAAGAATTTTCCGATTCCATAAAAAGAGGTAAGAAACAAGCAGACAGTGAAGTTGCGCATAAGCTCTTTAAAAGAGCTACCGGCTATGAGCATCCCGAAGTGGATATTAAAATGTATGAAGGTCAAATCATAAAGACTGACCTTATAAAACATTATGCGCCTGACACAACTGCAGCTATATTTTGGCTTAAGAACAGGCAATCTAAACAGTGGAGAGACAAACAAGAAATAGACCACTCATCTACTGACGGCACAATGACACCTAAAACGACTATCAAATTCGAGTAAATGGACGAACTGATATTATCCAAGAAATACGCGCCACTTTTTAAGTGGCTTTCTTGTTTAGATACCGATGAGTTAGCTAAAGTGGATACTGTTGTTTGCACTGGAGGCAGGTATAGCCAGAAGTCATTCGCGGTAGGTACATGGTCATGCATAGCCGCTAAAGACTTTGTGCATAGGATATTATACACCCGTTACACACTAGTTTCTGCCTCTGATTCAATCATTCCTGAGTTTTCAGAGAAGATAGATATTCTTGGCGTTCATGAAGATTTTACAGTTACCAGGGATCGTATTGTAGGTAATTTTAATGCCAGTAAGATTGTGTTTAAAGGTATAAAAACCGGATCGGGTAATCAAACTGCCAACCTGAAATCATTAAAAGGATTCTCAGTATTCATAGTTGAAGAAGCCGAAGAATTACCTTCATTTGATCAATGGGATAAGATTAAGAAGTCTATTAGGGCACTAGATGTGCGTAACTTATCAATACTGATACTTAACCCTGCCGTAAAAACACACTGGATATATGAAGAATTGTTTGAGGATAGGGGTGTGCAAGAAGGTTTTAATGGGATTAAAGATAATGTTTTATACATCCATACTGATTACAGGGATTTAAAGCGCGAATTTATACCAGACTCTATTTACCTTGACTTTGAAGATAAGCGCATAGCCTATGAGCTGTATATGGCTACTGATAAGGATAAGCGCGAATATCTTGATAAGAAAATCATTAAAAAAGCTAATTACTATATTCATGTGATTGCAGGGGGTTGGCTAGAAAATGCTGAAGGGGTAGTATTTGACAATTGGTCTATTGGAGCGTTTGATGACAGTTTACCTTACGCATTTGGTCAGGATTATGGCTTCTCGGCTGATCCTACGACCCTTGTTAAGGTAGCTGTTAGCATTAAGCACAAGAAAATATACGTTAAGGGCTGCTTTGGTAAAGCCGGCATGTCTACCAATGATATTTATTTGGCTAACCTATTCCATTGTGGGTTAAACAGCGAGATAACAGGCGATAGCGCAGAGCCAAGGTTAATATCTGAGTTAAGCAAGCGTGAACTTAAAATAAAGGGCGCAATTAAAGGGCCGGGGTCGGTAACTGCCTCGATAAAAGACATGCAAGGCTACGAGATAATAGTAGACCCGGGTAATGAAAGCATCCCGATAATCAAAGAACTGAACAATTACGTGTGGTCAGACAAGAAAGCGGGTGTGCCTGTAGATTTGTGGAATCACTATATAGATCCAATCAGATATGTAGCGTGGCCAATAATTAAAGCTCCCAAAAAAGAAAGAACAGTAATGCAATCAAGCTAAATTCATATATTGCAAATACATATCCATAATGTTACATTTGTAGTATGCAGATAAAGGAAGGGCTGAAAGTAATGTTCGGCAAATCAGTTGATACCATTAGTAAGGCCTATCCCAATTTAGGCGCGGCACTACCGTTAGTATTTGGCAACACGTTCAGATGGTCACTCAATGGCATGTCGGCCTATAATAATAAAATATTCTACTCAGCACAAAACATTCTTGTAAATAAGCTAACGGAAGCCCCTATTATGTTTTCTAAACGTAAAAAAGGAGGCGAACAGAAGCTAAGAAAGTATTATTCTAAGGCTATCTCTAACGAAGATAGGCAAAGAATAAAGGCTCAATCATTAGATGAGCAAGAAAATCACCCCTTAAATGCGTTATTTGATTCTCCAAATGAGTATCAGTCAGGTATTGAAATGATGGAAGATTTCTGGTTTAACTATGGTTATGGGGACGGTTTTCTGTATTTCGAGTCGTTAGGTGATGAATCTTCCAGGAATAAGCAGCCTATCGCCGTACATTCATTAAGGCGTGATAGGGTAGAAGTTGTTCAGTCTAATTTGGCGTTTGATGGGATAGCAAAATACATCTATTCAGGGATTAACGGAACTCAGATAGAAATACCAAAAGACAGAGTATTACACCTAAAGCACTGGAATCCTAATATAGGCGAATTAAAGGGCTTAGGGGTTGACCAAATTGCTTCGATGGATATTTCATTGAACAATGCTAATAACGCCATGCAAGGGGCCGCATTTAAGAACGGGGGGCGCGGGACGATGTTCAGCTCTGATATCCTTGTCGGAACTGATGGGGAGGTGACAGAGAAGATGACGGCTGCTCAAATGGATGCACTGAAATCAACCATTAAATCTGATTACGCTGGCATAGAGAATTACAAAAAGCTACATTTCACTAACGGTTACGTTAAAGCTGAGACATTTGGCGATACGATGGTGGAAACCGATGCTATAAATGCCGAAGATTCACATTGGAAGAATATATATACGATTTGTGGCGTACCATTCGTTTTATCTCCTGCCGCGTCATCGGTAAGCGAAAATTCAATCATTGCCGGGTATAAGTCATTAGTTACTAATACAATCGTTTCTATCCTACGTAAATTCGATCAGAAACTAACACAGCGCACCTTTCAATGGTGGCCGGATATTATTGCTTGCCACGATTTAACCGAGTTTACAGAACTTGCACCGGATTTAAAACTGATGCGTGAAATATACGGACAGCCTACGTTAGATGAAGATGAACGCAGGGCTATATTCGGGTTTGATGAAATGCGTGACGGATTAGGTAAAAATTATTTGATTGCTACTGGCTTAATGAAATTCGAAGATTTGATCAATGACGAATTTGCCGACACGCCAAATGCTAACGATCCTAACGCACCTCAAAACTTGTAGATGTGGCAAAACTTGAATATACCCTTATTGCTGACGTGTCGTTAATCATGAAAGCATACAAGCGCGGGTTTGAAGACGCTTTTCTGCTGATAAATGATAGTACTGATTTAGACGAAACGCTAAACATTAACAATATCACAACAGAAGACGATGCTTAATGAATTCAAACAGGAACGATTAGAATTTGCCAGGTTCCACAAGAACGCGGAGAAACAGATGTTGCCTATTGTTAGGAGAGCATTAAACAAGCAGGTTGAAAATGTGATAGCGTGGGTTGAAAACAATGGCGTTGAGAATGTCCCTGTAGAAATGCTTATCGATCGTTCTGTATGGCGTAATATGTACCCTCAATTGTATGAGCAGTTCGGCATGAGCATGGCTAGGCTAGAATACTACAGGCAACGTAGACTAGATGGGGTTGCAAATAAGGCATCAGCAATTGACTTCCTGAAAGACATCTGGAGCGGCAAACTTAGGCGCGCAGCAATAGAATATATAACCGGCATTGAAGACTTACTCAATCAAACAACTATAGAGAATGTCAGACGCGCTTTGACGAATGGTTACGAGATCGGGCTAGATCGATTAGGTAGGATTAGGATATTCAACAGAGAAATATTTGACATCAACAAAGGTAGAGGACTGACTATATCGAGAACCGAAACCAGCACAATTGCGAACCTAGGCAAAGAAATAGCCGCTAAATCTTGGATTGAACAGCAGGGAAATGGTGAAGGGTATAAAGTTTGGTTAGGCCGTATAAAGGGCGAACGCGACACGCATTTAGAAACGAATGACACTATCATCCCGATGGGAGATAGATATTCCCTTAGAGGCGATCTCTGCGATAGGCCTGGCGATGTGGAGTTGGAAGCGAAAAACCGCCTAAATTGTCGCTGCACTCAAAGTTTAATGGGTGAGGCAAGATATCAGCAATATGTCAAACGTGGCAGAATTGTTAACGGCAAGCTTTCTGGGGCGAGTTAATTATTTATTTGCTATTTCGGATTATTATGTATATTTGCTATTGTAACAAACAAGTGAATGAGATGAGCGATAAGAAAAAATTGACCGACGAGGAAATTAAAAAGCTTAAAGCGGATAAGGTTAAAAAAGTAAAAGAGCAGGTAATCGTTAGAAAATGAAAATAATCCTTCCAGAGTTTACGAATAAGTCCGAAAAGTTTGACTACCTAGTGGAGAACAAAAAGGATTTAGTTAACCTTAAGAAATCAGCTATTAAGTTGGTAGACCCTTTCGGTACATCTAAATTCGAGGAAAGCGTAATTAAGTCTCTTAACGAAACAAACAACCAGGATACAGATTCTCAAATTAAAAGGACTGTTATAGGGAATACTTATAACTGGATGGACTCTCATGAAGATTCACATTTAGACAATGTATTTGCAAATAGCATAGAGCAAAAGGGGGCAAAAAACATTAATCACTTCCATGACCATGTTGCTCAGTTAATGGCTAAAGTGGGTATACCTCAGGCAGTATATGAGAAATATATAAATTGGACTGATTTAGGGGTTAATAAAAGTGGGCAGACAATGGCTTTGTTTATGGATTCCCTAATTAAGAGATCTATGAACCCTTCAATATTCGAGCAATACAAAGATGGGTTGATTAATCAGCACTCAGTGGGGATGCAATACGTTAATATCATGCTAGGTATTAATGACCCTGAACGTAAAGAAGAATACGGCATTTGGAGTCAATACGCGCCTAAATTGGGAAACTATGCTAAGGCTGAACAATTAGGATACTGTTTCTTTGTAAAAGAAGCTAAGCTGATTGAAATATCCTGCGTAATTGCAGGTAGCAATGAATTAACAGGCACTTTGCCTAACAAAAATATTGACCCGTCCGAAGACAGTCAAGCAACACCAGACCCGCGTTTAGAGCAGTCGACTAAGTCCTATTGGGACATTTATTTAAATTAACAATAACATGAAAAAAGTATTTATTCCTGCAATGTCAGGGCTTGGTTCTGCATTTTTCCGCGCTAATTTATCTCCAGACGGGGGTGAAGGTAACGGTTTGACAGACGAACAAAAGAAAGTTGCAGCACTTGCGGCAGTTAAACAAGCGGCAAAAGAAGAAGTAACGGCTATTTTACCAGATCTATTGACTAAAGGGTTAACTTCTGAAGAGGCTAAAACTGTTATCTCCAATGCTGTAAATGCAGCCTTTAAAGTGGCAAAGGTTGAAGATTTTGACGGTACTGAAAAAACGGTTACTGAAATCGTTAAAGAAATGCAAAAGCAGCATGATGCGCTTGCACTGGCATTCAAAAACAAAGGATCTGAGGCTAATAAAAAAGGTATTTTTGTTGAGTTTGTTGAGAAAAACATTACCGATAACGGCTTTAAAACTGGAACCGACAAAGGTAACGCGAAGTATAACGAAACTTTCGAGTTTAAAGCGCCTGCTTTAATGACTACTGCCAACGTTGTGCCTAACGTAGTGGGTGGATTTTCACCATTATTTGGCAACTATATAGACAATGAAATCGGTCACGTTCCAAAGCCGGCTCCTATTTTTATGCGTTTAGTTACGGTTACTTATCAGCCGGGAACTGAGAACATTTATTATACTGACCGTATCAATGAAGAAGGTACAGCTCAGTTTATAGCAGAGGGCGCATTAAAACCTTTAATTGATGTAGAGTATAAAACTACTTCACTGCAAACAAAAGAGCTTGCAGAACGTTGGAAAATGACTACACGCCTAATGTACCACGCCCCTGCTGTTGTTACTGACTTTAGGGAGCATGCAAACGAGTTGATCGAGCAAGTTTTAGATACTGCTGTATTAACAGGCGATAACACCGGCAATAACCTGAATGGTATTGTTGCTCAGGCATCAGCCTTTGTTGTTCCGGCTCAATTGGCTGCTTATTATGCAGAAGCTAATATTTGGGATGTTGTTATGGCCATGGCTACAGCTATTCGTTTAGCTAACTATAACGGCAAAATAACCGCAGTTCTCAATACTGTTTGGATGGCTCAAATGGCTGGCATCAAAGACGGCGAAGGTCGTTATGTGATTGCTCCATTCGTTGCACCTAACGGAAAAACAATTGGTGATGTTGAAGTAGAGTTTACCAATAAAATTCCAGCTACCGCTATTTTGGTTGGTGATCTGAAAAAATATAGATTGGTTATCTCTGAGAATGCAATTTATAACGAAGGTTATGAGAATGACGATTTTTCAAGGAACTTAGTTTCTAAGAAGATCGAAACATTTGCACAGGGTTACATCAAGCAGTCTGATAGAGGCGCAATCCTTTACGACACGATTGCTGACGTTTTAACCGACATTGCAGCCGTATAATTAACAGCCCCTTTAACCGGGGGCTAAATAAATAACCATTATAATATTAACATGCCAGAAGAAGCAAAAGTTAAGGCGTTTGATTCACGAAAGATGATCGCTGAACACGCTGAGAAAGAAACTAAGATCAATTACAACGATAGGATGACTGTCGAAATCATTGAAGCCACAAAGTTTTACAATAAAGGCGACATTATAAGCCCTCATAAAATAAAAGGCCAGGCTTTGATTGATCAGAAAATCGCTAAGAAGTACACCAAAAAAGAAGATTAGTAACTTATCCATATTAGCCCTTATCATTAATTTGGTAGGGGCTTTTTTATTATATATCTTTACGTAACTAAAATAATACAAATGTCAGGCTTTCAAATCAGGTTTATCCGGCTGCTTAATGACTCAGAGACCGATCAATTCCCTGGTGGTTTGGTTGATTTTGCTTTAACATTGGATTTCACAAAAATAGTAAACTTTACATAATGGCGAATACACCAGTAACTAACGGCATGACTGTTGCTCAAATGGTAGCAATCATCAATACAATAGGCGTACAGGGGGATAATTCAGCGCTGTCAATAGCAGAGTTGATATCTACCATGAGTACAAAGCTAAATGCAGCACAGGTACAAGCCTTGATTGATGCTTCTGGTGGAGGCGGTGGAGGTTCTGAAACGAGGGAAAGCATTTTACTGAAGTTGGGCATTAGTGACATTTCTGGCGTAAATACCGGAGATCAGGACTTGACGGCCATTATCAGCGCATTGGCAGGTAAAGCAAGCCAAACCGACTTCAATAACCTGCAAACGGCTTATAACGCATACGTAGCGTCAAATAACAGCGCGGTTGCAAGTAAGGTAGCACAATCGGTATATGATACGTTCGTTTCGGCTTATAATACGGCTATTTCGAGTAAGGTAGATACTACTACTTACACTACGAATAAAACGAATACAGACGCTGCTATTGCCTTAAAGGTTGATCAGTCGGTATATAATGCTAATAAAGCTACTACGGATGCTGCTATTTTAAGCGCATCTGTTTTACAAGCAGAAACTTATGCTTACGTTAAAAACATAATAGCTGTAAATTCAACAATACCTACGTTGCACGTTAACGCTATTGATGATTTTATTGTTGAAACTAAATCAGAAGGTACCTTTTCTTTTATCAAAGGGTTTGCGCCAATGTTAGGCAATAATTTGGCGGGCGCGTTAGTCAAATTGATAATTGAGACAGGAGGTGTCCCCTCAATGATAAATGTAGGTCTAGCTGAAACAGACTACGTAAAAGGTATCGGTTTTTATGTTAACGTGAACAATACGACAGTTGCGAAGCAAATTAGAACAGGGATTATTCCATCAGTTCAAGGGTTAAATTCTGGGAATTTCGGATTAGCCTACCTTGTTGCGGATAATTATGGGGGTGCAGGGCATTTGTTTGGGGACAACCCCACTACAGGACTGCCAAACATATACGTGCTAAATCCTGCTCAGGATGTTAGTTTTCGGGGTAGATATATGGGGACTACATCAATAGGGGGCAAGGGTTTTAGGATGTTCAATGTGTCTTCCTTAACCACATACCAATCGTATATTAATGGGGCATTAGTTATTGATAACACCACAATACTTCCTATTACTGCGGGATCTATAGACACAGAACTTACCATATTTAAGGATACAATTAACACCAATGCTAGTTACGCAACAGGGAATATTGGTTGTTTCATTGTTACATCAGGAATGACTAAAGCGCAGTCTTCTAGTTTATCTAAATCATTGTATAGGCTATACCAAAAAGTGGGTAGAGTAAAGTTAGACGGGACAATTTACAGATGGGGAGGTGATTCAATTCCCACTGGACAAGGAGCTACTACGCCATTAAAAAGGTTTAGCTACTTAACAAGTGTAGAAATGGGGGCTGTTGAGGTCAACATAGGTGCTCCTGGGACGCAAACAAGACAGCAAGGTAATTTTGGAGCAGGATTAGTTCAGCGGTATTCAGATTCTATATTAGCCTTATTTGCCCATGTTCAGTTCATAATGTCGGGGACTAATGACGAGGGCATTGCGGATGCGACTACTAACGGGGATGCGACTATCATTTCTGATTATGGAGTGCAACTGGAGGCGGTTATTCAGGGTTATTTAAACGCTGGTTCAAGGGTGGTGGTTTTATCGCCTCCATATGCGAATGATGGCCGAAATACGACTAAACAGTTAGCTTATATAGCAAGAGCAGCACTTGCCGCAAAAAACAAAAATGTTCTATTCGTTGATACATACAGTCCAATGGTTGATACGGGTGCACCAAATTCGTACTTGGCAGATACGCTACACTTAAATGATGCAGGGCACTTACTTACTTCAAAGGTAATTACGCAAGCATTAAAAGGATTTGTATCGAGGTCGTTAACTATAGATTTTGCTTCTATCGCTGCTGATTCATTCTTGGATTCTGCCACAGCTCTATGTTATGGGGCAAAAGCTGGAATGAACGCAACTGCCACACCTTTAACTCCGACAGCAGGTATAACCTATTCAGCTTATGTAAGTGCTGATGATACAATAGTAGTTAGGGCTACAAATATTAGTACAGGCGCAATTGATCCAGCTTCACAGGTGATAAAAGTACAAGTAAACATAGCCTAAACACCCCACCTCAAAAACCCTATCCCTTATAACAATTGGATAGGGTTTTCTATACGTGAGCGCCAGACAATTGGATTAATTCCAACCCTGTTAAAGAGTGAAACATATTTTGAAGCCCATGAACTGTTAAAATAATAAAAGGAGTGGGCTCATAATATTTCGGCCCAACAGTATCGTCATAAATTGCGTTTTGGAAAACACCTAAACGGTATTGATCAATAGACTTGTATATTATCACATCATTTTTGACGAACGCATTCTCGGTGTTTGTATCTCCTTTCGGATGTTCAAAGCCTAATTTATGCAACCATTCATCAGTTAAAGGGATAGGTTCTAAGTTCGATAATAAGTGCTCGTCTCGCATTTCAGTAACATAAGCGCCTTTAAACAGGTAAGGGGTTATACCAGTTTCGGTTATTCCTTTTACTACCGTTTCGGCTTGACCAAACTTAGTACCATTCATATCCATAGATACAGTCTTGGTGTATACTAAATTTCCTATTTTTAATTCATTCGCTTCCATTCCCAAATGTAAGCCCAATTAACTATATTTGCTTATAACATTATTGTTACATTATGGAACCAGTAACCTTACAAGAGATAAAAGCATTCCTACGCATTGACGCTGACTATGTGGCTGAGGATAGTTTCCTGGAACTTACTGCGGGTGCGGCAAGACAGATTATGCAGGATGAATTGAACATAGGACTTGTGCCGATGGAATTAGAGTTTCAATGGAACGGGTGTAAGCAAGAATTACCGTTAAGCCCTACTATTGCTATTGTCAGCGTGAAAGATAGCGAAGGGGAAGACGTGGAATATTCGACTGATGGTTATCAAGCTAAATCTATATGGGTAAATTGGAACGGTAATACTGATGGGCAATGGTTTTATTCTATATCTGGAGGTTATGCTGAATACACGCCATTTGGCCGTGTAGGAGACGAACCGTTGTACAAGTGTATCTATCAAACGGGCTATGAAGTATTGCCACAGACGCTTAAATTAGCTTTGTTAGCACAAATTGACCACATGTATAAGTTACGTGGACAGCCAGAGGGGCCAATGGTTAGTCAGACCGCTTTGAATATGGCAAGTCGGTACTCTAGGAATTTGGTGATATGAAAAAAAAGCTAATCACATCTGGCGATTTAAACCAGAGTATTGAGATATATAAGCAGTCACTTGTCGAAGATGGCAGCGGTGGCACTTACCCCTTAGACGTTCTATATTGGGCTACCTCAGCTATGACCGACCAGATTAGAGCAGACAGGACGTTACAAGCTTTACAAGACATACTAACTCCCGCTGTAACGTTTACAGTACGCTATAGGCAAGATAAGTTTGTAACGCCTGATATGCGTATTAAATGGAGGGGGCAATATTTTACAGTTATTACGGCTGAGGTTGATTTCGTAGCGAAGGAATGGCTGGTTATTATTGGTAAGGCTGAAGCTTTGCCGGAGAGGTAGATATATGGCAAAAGTATTTAGGAATTTCATGGAAATGTCTGCTGCACTTAAAAAGGTTACTGAGGACTTTACTAAGGATGCGCGGGGAATCGTGGAAATAAATTTAGGCGATATGGAGTTGCAAGCAATTCGTGACGCTCCAGGGCCTTCCGAGCCGATAGAAACTACTCACGGGCCTGAATCGCAATCAGACATCGCTAGAGGGCGCAATTGGGTGCCCATTAGTCAGGCTATCGGATACTACTTAGATGTGCCAAGTAAGGGCTTAAAAGGAACTGTATTCGTAGATATTGCGGCGGGGCCTATTGCAGCCTGGACAGAATTTGGCACAGGACAAAGCGCGGCGTACTATGTGAATTCATTACCTCCAGAATTTCAAGCGATCGCGAAACGCTTTTACCTCACGGGACGCGGGACGATTAGGGAGCAGGCGTATCTACTACCCGCATTTTTCAAGTACAGTGTCCAATTTAAAAAAGAAATGGCTGAGGCCGTTAAAAACATATCATTCTAATGAAAGACGTACTAAGACCAGTAAGAACCGCCTTCTACAACACCGTGAAGCAAGACCTGAAATACCAAAACGTGACTATTCCGGTATACGAGGAGTATATGCCGGCCGCTGCTAAACCTGCAGTATTGACTTTCAACAATCAAACGGTAAAGGCTTATGTGATATTGCTTAACCAAACTAGCAACTTTGATCCGGTATTGAAGTGCATTAGAAATGACCAATCCTCTATACAGGTACAGGTAACTACGCAATTCCCATCGGGATCTGGCGGCTCTGAACTTGCCGAATTGATAGGCGACTTGATTAAGGCTAAGATATTTCCATCAGCAAATACGAACGCTCTACAATTAGATCCGGCATTCAAACTTTGGAAATGTAACTATGAATCGGGGCGCAATATACCATATGACACTGAAACTAACCGCGTATGGGTGCATCAAATGACATTTCTTTGCTATGTTGCGCAGTGATTTAGAAGCTCAGGCAGAGGTTTTATATCCAATGCCTGAGCGGTGTTGTGATTGGAAGCGGAAAAAGATTATTTGGCTTCGGATGAAGTGGGTGGAGAAGGCGTCCAAATAGGGGTGTTTTCTACATCTAAAGGATTCCCTAAATAAGCGGCTATACCTGAATTCACTTGATTATAACTAAGTTCGTATTTGAAGGTAGTCAGCCCTTCGTCAAATATTCTCTGTACTAGTTTAGAGTTCTTTTTTCGAAAATCTTCAGCTGAAGTGGCTGGTTTTATGTTGCCTCTATAGAAGTGTATAGTCCCAACCACAAAAAACATCATCAATTTATAGCTGTCCGTCACCTTCACCTCCTTCCTCACTCAACTTAGCCAACCTTTCTTGCCTCCTATTCGGTAAAGGCTTAGCGTCACTACTAGACTGTTCATTTCGTTCAGTCCTTACTAATTTACTTATCTTTTGCTCTAAAACCTGAACGCGTTGTTCTAGGGAGCTTATTTGTTCTTTTTGTGTCATAATTATCTTTTAATTCCGTAATCTGATTTTCTTAATTTACACATACGTCCGTCAGGATGATGAAATACAATACCTTCTATATTGTTATTAACGTCTGATAGAAACTTTTCAAAATAGACAAATATTAAGCTAGACGCATACTTCATTGCCGGCATGCCTCCCATAGCAACCTCATGCTTACCATGTTTAACTAAATAATGAAACTTTAAATCTTCTGGGTTGCCTTGTATTTTTGGCCCACAAAGTTCATAAGTTCCGTCTTCTAATTTAGGCGCTTCATCAAATGCTTTAAAGTGCCATTGATCGCCATTATTCGACCTATCACATTTAACCCAATGAGGCCAATGTCCTGTTATTTCATCAGGCTCTTGGCAGGGTATTGCATTTTCAGGTATCGACTTACCTTTCTTTACGTCGTAACGTTTGTATAGTTCGCCATTAATAATGGCACAAGAGGTTCCATCCCATTTACGGGTAGCGGTTACGCCCTTGTCAAATATCCAATTGTTTTCAGGATTTATTTCGTTAATGACTCTCCCCAAATCATTAGGATCTTTTTTAAATAACGTACTAATCTTTTTCATATCTATTCTTCTTCTAATTTATGTATTCCAGGAATATGCACGTAATTAATCGGCTTCATCTTCTGGTCGTGTTTCATTGTTTTACCTTTGTTTTGATGTCCATTGTGAAATTTCTTGCAATGCGGACACTTATAACTAACCATCCTTTTCTTTTTACACCCCTTGTTGATATTCGCTACAGATGAATTTGCCTGTTCTGCTGTATCATAGGATATTTTGCCTAAGCATGCGTTTTCGGTTCGGATCATACATTACAGGTTAATACTTGGTGCGCCTACTTTTAAGGTAATGAAATTCTTCCTCAATTGAGATGAATTTAGTGAACAGCCTATACCACCATTTATTTTTAATGAACGTAAGCAAGTCTGATTGATCTTTTGCTATTGACATAAGAGATTCGTTGTGAGATTTCAAATCATACATACCTTTCATTTCCTTTTCAGCAACTTTTAATGCAGATTGCATCTCAGAAATATATTCATTCTCGTTATACACAACGTACGTTCTATCGAACTCCCAAGCGAAACCATTCGGGCTAGATTTCATATATATAGCAAACGCTTTGCCTCCAACTCTAAGAGACATCATTCTGTCATATATATCTCTTGTTCTCAGTAACGCTTTGTATTCTTCAAGGTCAATGGTGACTATGGGTGTTTTTCTATTTTCCATACCCAAACATACTAACTATCCATCAATTCCTTATGTAACAATCATATTGCAATTGTAACAATCTTGTTGTACTTTTGGTAAACAACTTTAAATTAAAGCCATGCCAGTATTTGACCCAATTTTAGGTACAGAGTTTATTATTGAGATAGACACTGAAACCCGAACAACTACTCCTACCGCAGTGAGGGGTGTAGACGCTAATTTCAGACCTGTAGTATGTTTAGTCAGTAATGGCGTGGATGCTACTGCTGCCGATCAGGAAACGACTAATAAATGCTCTGGAGGCTTTAAAACTTCTCAGTCAGGTGTTAAGTCGTGGAATATCACAGGTAACGGACAGGCTATCTCAGCAGCTCAGGCACCGGAAGCTGATTATGCGAACTTCAACGAGCTGATGGAGCTTTGGAAATCGGGTACAGCGTTCTTTGCTCGTATCACCAATACCGCTTCCACTCTATATTACCGTGAAGGGTTAGTATATAACTCGTCTCAATCAGAAGGCCAGCCAAACCAAGAGGCGATTACTTTTGATATTACCTTAACTGGAATAGGCGAATTATTCTTATCACCTCCAACCGTATAGTATGAACGGAGTAGCAAAAGTTACCATTAAAGGCAAGGAATACCCGTTGAAATTTGGGGTTCAGGCATTGATGCGATATGAGGAACGTGGTAAGAAATCAACCGTATCTGATGATGACAATATCAATGTGATTACCGCCTCTATCAATGTTTTCTATGCCGGATTAGTCGGTTCGAATATCCGTTTAGAACAACCGATTATCAGTTACGCTGATGCTTCAGACTTGTATGATGAATTATCATTAGAGGAAGATTACAACGAGCAGTTAACGGCTATATGGGCGGCATTCAATGAAAGTGTGTTACCTATTATTGCTGCAAGAAATCCGGCTGCTAAGGAAGAAGATAAAAAAAAAGTGACGAGGAAATCGAAGCCGATATTATAGCGAACAAAGCGACAAATGAAGAAATCATGTGTTTGGCTTTTGGTGAAATGGGGTTATTGCCACATGAATTAGAGGCTTACACGGTTGCTCAATTTGAGGCTAAATGCAAGGGCTTTGCTAGGGGTAACGATAGGCTAGAGGTTATTGCAAGGCGAATGACTGGATTCCTCGTATCAGTTCACCTGGATAAAAAAGCAAAGTTCGACATCATTGAGAAATGGCCTATATTGAATGTTGACGAAAAGAATAAATACCGTACACAAGCCGTTCAGAGTAAAGCTAAAATAGCCCAAATGATGGACAGGTTAGCAGAACAAAAGAAATCATGGCAGACGGTCAGTTAAGCGTATCATTACAAGCGGATATAGCCGGATTTGTCCGGAACATGCAAGCGGCTTCTACGGTTGCCGATCAGACAGGAAGTTCAGTTTCTTCGCTATCGGTAAATGTCAGCCGAAACATAGCGGCTATCAACAATACAGGCTTAACAGCTTTCGTAGCTTCATTACGTACAGCGGGGGCAAGTGCTGTTACTTTAGGTACACAAACGGCTGCGGCATCAAGTACGGTAACCCGTAGTTTAGCACAGGCAGCACAAGCAAGCGCAACATCCGGTAGGGCAATGGCCGCTGGTTCGAATCAGGCTGCGTTTGCGTTAACTAATTTAGGCAGGGTAGCACAAGATGCGCCTTTCGGGTTTATTGGCATTCAAAACAACTTAAATCCACTATTAGAGTCATTCCAAAGATTACGCGCTGAAACAGGTAGCAATGGCGCGGCTTTTAAAGCATTGACAAGTTCTTTAATGGGGCCGGCTGGTATAGGCATTGCATTATCTTTGGTTAGTGCAGGTGTTTTACTTTACCAACAATACCAACAACGCGCAAATCGGGAAACTGCCGCTGCGGCTTCGGCAATGAAAAACGCTAAGAAGTCGGCAGAAGAATATGCCTTAACCTTAGATGCTGTTTCGCAAGCTAGATTAGTAGGGTCAATCAATGCGCAAAAGGAGTTAACGGAGCTACGTACGTTGTATGCGATCACTCAAGATACAACCATATCAACCCGTCAAAGAGGGCAAGCGGTTGATGAACTGCAAAAGAAATATCCTGAATACTTCAAAAACATTAAGGATGAAAATTTCCTGAATGGAGCGGCAAAAGATTCTTATGATAGACTCACTACCTCAATCATTGCAACAGCAAGGGCAAGGGCGGCGCAGGATATTATCACAAAAAACAGCTCCAGACAATTAGAGAATCAGCAAAAGATCAATGACGCTTTAATTGTTTATGATGCAGCAGCCCGAAAGATTGACGCGTTAAATAAAAAGCGTTCAGCATTAGGCGCGGCCGGCGGTACGGCAGAACTTTCCGGAGCAACAGCACCGATAGCTAAGGCACTAGCTAAGGCTCAAGAGGATCTGATTGAATCGTCTACCACCATTAGGAATCTGAAATCTGATACCAATATACTTGATAAGCGCAATCTTGACTTAACAAAGGAAATTACTAATCAGGTTAAAACGGGTGCAGATTTAGCGGGTAAGGTTGGGGATTTGCCAGGAACAGGAAAAGCAAGGGTTAAAGAGGCAAAAACGCTTTCTGATGTGCTTAAAGAGCTTAATGTCGATTTAGATCAAATAGCCAACAAGCAGACATTGGGCATAGATGAAAGAAAAGTCGCGCAAGTCAACGCATATCAAAAGGCTATAGACGATTTAACGACGTTAGGCTATAAACCAAATGATGAGGCTTTATCTGAATTGATAAGAACCCAAACAAAATATTTTGATGCTATAAAGCAAAACAGAAGCTTATTGGATGCCGTTAATAGTGGTGATTTTGGTAAACAAAAAAACTCTACAGGCCAAACCGGATTGAACGGTATAAAGGTTCAAGATGATACTTTGAACGCCTACAAGCTTGCTGAGAAAGGCTTAGTCGAATTAAATAAAAAACGCACACAGTTAAACGCTGATTTCTCTAGCTTAGTTGTAGAAAGCATAACAAGCGGTATTGGTAATTTTGCAGGTGCTATTGGAGAAGCTTTAGCAAACGGAGGTAGCGTGATTGATGCGGTAGGCAAGTCTTTATTAACTTCATTTGGTGGCTTCTTGTCTGAATACGGACGATTGCTTACCGCTTATGGGGTAGCTGCGTTGGTTAAAGGTAAATTAGATGCAGCGAGTTTAATTCCAGGAGCCGGACTTGTAACAGGTCCACTAGCGATTGCTGCGGGTATAGCCTTGCAAGCCGCCGGGGCTGCGATAGGTGCTTTTGCTTCTGGTAAAGGAAAACAAAACTCAAACAGTACAGGTAACGGTGTTACTGCCTTTGCAGACGGCGGTATTGTATACGGCCCTACAAAGGCGTTGATAGGTGAGTATGCAGGAGCAAAGGCAGATCCAGAGGTTGTGGCACCATTGAGCAAACTTAAATCCATTATAGGCAAGGGCAGTTCAGATAATCCTATACGTAGGAATAATATAGATGTAAGTGGTAGATTTGAGATTGAAGGCGATAAGCTAGTAAGGGTGATAAACAGGGAGAACAACAAGCGTAAATAATGGCATTTAAAACAGTATTTCAGGGTTCTTTTTGCAATAAATCGGGTGATGATGTTATTGTACAGTTTCAGCGTGACTTTATTGGGGGCGAAGAAATCATTCCGCAGGAGATAATCTTTGCAGGTGAGGACAATGAACCCGTAATTATTGAGTATAGCGAAGATGGCAACAACAAAGATAACCCGATCAACAAATCACAATGCACTGTCAATATAAAGGCAGTAGAAGGCTTTGAGTTATCATCACTATATACTGAGAATGATAAGTATTGGCGTATCGTTATATCGGGGGCATGGAATTGGATTGGCTGGATGTTGCCAGATAACTCAAGTGAACCATATGAGAACAAGCCTTATGACGTTTCGGTTCAAGCTACGGACGCGCTAGGGACGTTAGATGATTTGCCATTTCAGAATGCAGATCTAACTAAGATCAAAGGGTCATTTTCAGATCATGATATATTAAGGATTGCACTGAATAAAACAGGGCTTCAAATACCTTTATTGATTGGCGTTTCTACTTATGAGGCGCAAATGACTGCAGGTGTATGTCCGATGAAACAATCCTTCATTCAGGCGCAAACGTTCATAGATTCAGATCAATCATCATTTGCATGTTCAGAGGTGATCCGTTCCATATTAGCACGTTATGGATGTCGGTTATTCCAGTTTAACGGTAAATGGCAAATCGTGAATGTACTGGAGTATTCACGCGGTACGGTGTATGCGTGGGAGTTTGATATAAACGGAAGCCAGACGGCTACTTATCCTAATATCGTCAATACATTAGCTACCGGAAACTTTACCAGGGATAACATACCAACGAACGCTACAAGCTCATTTGCTAAGGCTTATCTTTCAAGTACTGCATATTATCAGTTTGGATACCCACCAAACAGTTTGATTAATGGTAATATGGATACATGGTCGTTAAAACCTGCAGGACTACCCGATGGTTGGTTTGTAGTGCAGACTACAGGAACGATTACTGCCACGACTAAGATCAGGCAATCGGCGGGGGTAGATACAACAGATTATTATATCAGTGTATATGGGAGCGGGCAAGGGTACGTAAAGAACGCGAATGAAGTTCAGATACGCGCAAATCAAATCGCAAGTGTATCGATGGATTTGCTATTGCGCTATGACGTTGTGCCCGTAATGTCACCTATCTACTTTTCGGTTATAGTTCAGGATGATGCAGGCAAGTACTACACGAACGGGGGCTGGCAAACAGCATACGGAACTTATACCGTTAGATACGACAGCGCAAGAGATGTAACGATAAACCAAGCTACGGTAAACTTTAATCTAGGCGCGCAAGCAAATGATTTTAAAATAACTGTTGCTTTCTTAGTTGCGGGACGTGCTGATGGTACGCATTACGAAACTTACGTGAACAATGTTACGGTATCGGCAAATACAGACGGTGCTTCAAAGGCTGCAATTGGTTCTTACAATAAGCAAACGCAAACGAGCAACCAAACGTTTCAGCCAGATCCGATATTGATATTGAATAGTGATGATGACAGTACGCAAAGATTATCACCAATACTCGTTAACGGATTACCGACAGCGACATGGACTAGAGCCGGAATAACTGAATCGGTAAGCTTACTGCATACTATTGCCAACAGTCAATTGCGATTACACGCAAGGCCATACAAAATATTCGAAGGTGATTTTATAGGTTATGGAGATATCAATCCGAATAGCCTAATTACAATTGACTTAAATCCCGGTTCGTTCATATTTATGTCCGGCACATTTAATCTCAGGACTGATGTACATACTTTACGGTGGGCTGAGGCATTAATCGATGATCCTAGCTATATAGAGGTACAAAAATTAGATTATGGCACTGAAACGGATAAAAACGGTATATCAGTAGGTAGCCCGCAAGGCGTAGGTGATCAGCCAGGGAGTTCTTATGTTGACTTATCCGGTTATGCGAAAATAACAGATGTGCCTACTGCCGCTACGAATGTAGAAACTCAGGCCGGCACGGTAGCGAATAAGTATGTTTCGCCATCTACACTAGCCAATTGGTGGGCTTATGTTCGGGGATTAGCATTTACAATTACGGGTATCTGGTCGGTACCTAACGCAGCGGCAGGTACAAGCACGCAACAAATTGCAAGCACTAAGTTTGTGATGGACGCTATAACGCTGATTAACCCAAATTACAGAGAGGTAAATGCGAACTATGCCCTTATAGCAACTGATAATACTGTAAACGTTACGGCAAATTCACCAACTTTAACATTACCTACAGCGATAGGCATAACGGGCAGGATTATCCGCATCAAGAACAGCGGTACGGGCACGGTAACAATAAACACAACTAGTAGTCAGTTGATAGATGGGACTTTAACTAAAGTAATTAACACGCAATATTCATTGTTTGGCCTACAAAGTACAGGGGCAAATTGGATCATTATAGCACAAATGTAAAACCTATGAACGTAATTCAATATGCTACCGCTACCTCGGGAACTATTGTAGCTAATAACACACAACAGGATTTAATAGTCCTACACAATGCAACCGCTCTAGTAGCTGTTTTGTCTTTTACATTACCTACTACGCCTGTTAACGGTCAAATCGTAACATTTGCTACAAAGAATGGCATTACGCTGTTTACTTTGACAGGCGGCACATTGATTACTTCCCTAGCTACACTACTTGCCGGAGGATATGTAACGTGGGTGTATTCGTTAAATGCAAACGGTTGGTTTAGGATAAGATAAATTGATTATATTTGAACTATGGCAATCACAGGCGATTCTTACGTGATCTTAATTGATACAGATACCCCTCGTTCAGCGGGGCATGGTGCTGATTACCGGCCGGTTGCTTGTGGCACATCCAACAATTGGGGTGGCGATGCTGAAGGTATATCCCTGCATAATAAAATGGACGGAGGATATGATCAAAGCACTACAGGGTATATATCTACCAATTTTGATATGGACGGGCAGGCAATAGGGTTAAGAATGGCGGAGAAGCTGATAAAGGCTAACTTTCAAGAACTAGCCGAACTGTTCTATGACAAGCGCGAATTTTGGATTATGCAAGCAGATGCCGACATGACTATTGTCCGCGAAATATGGTGTAGGATTGGGTCGTACAGAGAGACAGCGCAAATGAACAGCCTTTATACCTTTACCGCTTCATTTGTGGGGATTGGTAGGCCGACGACCCTAACGGGCGATGTAATCAAGCTATTAAGAGCAACAACGCCATATGGTGACGAAATAAGACAAGACGGAAACAACAATTTAATCGAAATAAAAAATGCCTGAATTTGAAACGATAACTATACCTGAACTGCCAGACCTTACCTTGGCTATTACGTCTTTTTTAGAGGGCGCAAGTCCGAATGGGTTTTCTGGTAAGTTTACCATGTCAGAATTGACAGCATTTTTAGCGCCATATCTTTCGTCAATTGGCTCTAGCGGATATTTGCAAACTACCGGCAATACGTTACCTACGCTAGCTGTTCCTGGTAATTACTATACTTTAACAAGTGATGGCACTTTTAGCGGGCAAACGGCAACTAGTGAACTGAATTTATGGTCATATGTCAGTGGCGCATGGGTGTTGACAGTTGGGATATCGTTAGGGAAACCAGAAATATATAAAACTATATCGGGCACTACGTTGCCCAATAAGCTACAACACATGAACACTACGTTGTTAGGCGTAGGCAGTACATCTGGAGTGTTGCAGTTATTGCCAAATGAAACTGTTTCCAATTACCCAGATAGCCTAGCTTATACTCCATCATCAGGGGGCAATCAGCAGTTTTATACCAATGCATTAGGTACTATAAACTACAGCAAAAAAAGCTCTGTTGGTTTTTGGGTTAACACCGCGTTGATAGAATCTGGAGGTATTAATTTCGGCTTAACGTTCTATGGTATATCCATGAATGATTTAGGTAGCCCACAAACGATAAATATCAGTAAGGGCGAAATGCAGACCATTAACTTTCAGAGAACTACAGGTCAACTCAATATTTCAACCAAGGCCGTTAACGGCAGTTTTAGTTTCATTAAAATAGTAATTACGCCATTATCATCAATAGGCGTCGCAGTTTACTATGGGCATAACTTTTTCGTATTAGGGGCTGTTGCTGGTAAAAAATATGTATTCGGAGGCTTTGTAGAGATAAACGAAGATTTTGACGTTTTGCCTTATGCGATTTATGAAGGTCTTACGTCTTCTTCATCCGATTCGTTTTGGGAAGGCAAGCGGGTGACATGGTGCGGTGACAGTATCTTTGCAGAAGATCAATCCCAACAGGTAGTTATAGATACACTAGGCATCATTAGTACAAATTTAGCTGTTGCCGGCTCAACTATAACCCCGGGGTACGGTTCTAATCCAGGCGGTGGCGTTTCTACCTTAGAGCGAGTTGCGCTGATTAACGCTAGTAATCCTGACTTGATTTACTTGAACGGAGGCACAAACGACTTTGGGTACGAGGTGCCATTAGGAACTATTTTCGATCCCGGTCATACAACGTTTTACGGGGCCTATAAAGAATTGATTTACTCGTTAGTCGCTAACAATCCAAACATTCCTATATTGGTCTCAACCCCATTATACGGTAATAACGGCACAGTTGAAGGCCCGGGTGGGACTACGTCTGATGTAGATGTATTTAATGGTAGAAAGTTATTTGCCAATGCCATTAAAGAGATATGCGAAATGTATTCAGTGCCTGTTTTGGATAAATTTCAAGATAGTGGCATTGGCATATATAACTATACCGTTAGGTTAAGAGACACTATACACCCTACACCTAAAACTTACGAAATGTTAGGCAGGATGGATACCGAGTTTATAAAACGACACTAAGAAATAAACGTTTAATTAAGCCATCTTTAACCGGATGGCTTTTTACGTTTAATAGCATTAAGTTTTCACCTATACGGGCGTGAACATCTTCCTCTGATTTGGCATAAAGCGTCTGTTCGAACACTACATTATTAGCCATTGCGGTGATTAGGTATTTTTTCATGGCTTAGGATGATAAGGGTATCCAACTGAGCTATAACCCGATGCACTTGTTGATGTAGGCTGGTTATCACTCCATTCTTGCGCTTTGTCAAGTGCTTTATGACAACCGTATGCTAAGGATACAACGAATATCCAAGCAAAGATGATGTTTCTATTTTTCATAATTAGATATGTGTTTAATATTGGTCACTTTAACAGACAACACTTCATTGTTAGCGAACTGAATGATGAACATACGCTCATTCATAGGATCTGATGATATACCTTTGCATACCATAGATTTGAAGCCGTTTAGGGGCTCTTTGAATTGCAGCTTAATCATAAGACTCCCACTCATTAATATTACCTCCTACGGCCTTAATTGACTTAATCGGCAATATCCTGTTTCTACCCGATTCATTCCACCACTTAATGATTGATTCCTTGCAATAGCCTAAAACGTTCAGCTCGGTTATTCCGCTCTTGCTCATTTCATCACTACAGTATATTTTGTAAATCTCCATTATCTATGCCTCCTGTAATTTAATCCAACCCGCTTCTACCATTTGATCTACTGATAAACCCATCCAAGGCAATGCATAGCCTTTTGAGCGAAGAAAATCAGTTCTGAATATATCGTCATAATCATCCTGCAATAGCTTCTTACATGAATCTAAATATATCGTCCTATGAAATTCTTGGATTCCTGTTAACCTGAGGTATTCATCAGCATCTTCATCGCTGATAGATGAAAGTGGTTTTAACATTAATTTCCCTGTTATCCTTCCTAAGGATATATCATTTATATCAATAAACGAAAGTACTGATTCACCATTAATCCCATTAATGAAGCTTTTTCCCCAATACTGTGCAAAAAACTTTGCTTTATTTTCCGTTGTCATTTCCATACACCAAATATAAACACACGATCTCGAATTTTTATACAGGTATCTATAATGTTACAATAATTGCTATCTTTACGTTACACTTAATTATATAGCATTATGCCAGATCCTAAACCAGTAGACTTGCCAGATGATGGCGGCACACATCCAGAAGACCCTAAAAAACCTTAAATGAAAGCAGGCGTTTGTGTTCTATATATTACGGCTCTATTCCTGTATTTCGCGTTTGATTTCGGGGGCTATTGGAATGATATTTATTTGCAGGCACAGGCTTTAATGGTAGCTTTTTTATGCTATACGCTGTCTACCCGCAAATCAATATTGGAACACGAACGCTTGTTGTTTAAATTCATTGCTTGGATTGCAATAGCTGATTCGGCATATACGTTTGTGTGCATGTTTAGAGGCAAGGATTTTGCTATATATAATACAAATGTGTTTGCGTACATTATAGCTGTTAGTATCGTGGTCTTATTGGGACATATTGCGTATAATAAGGACAAATTTAAATGAACATCGTGAATACAATAGCTAGAGCGGGTTATGAATTTCTTGTAATTAACATCATCGCGTTACCTTTCGCGCTTGGTAATCCCTTAACTATCGTATGGTATTCGCTTTGTGTCGGATTGGCGTTCGTGCTTAGGGTAGGAATGGAACACAATAAACACAGGCTGACAGGAGCGGCCTTACTATATCAGTCCATATGTACTATTTCGTGGACTTTCTTTTCGGTTCTGGTGTGGAATTATTTCTTCATTGACGCTAAAAAAGGTTTTGAGATATATTTATTCGTCAATTCACTCTTCGCGACATTTTTAGTTAGTCAATTTGAAGAAGTAGGTAAAAGCGGTATCAAACAGTGGTTAAGATTAAAACTAAGCACGTTTCTTGCTAATGAAAAACAGGAGGAAAAACCATGAACTTAGCACAGCTAGCCGGATTTATATTAATTTGCCTTATGATCGGCATTGTTTACTTAGCCACTAGGTTTGTCGCAAGAGCGCAATACAAAGGCAGGGGAATATATTTCCTTACTATCAACGCATGGTTTAGAGGCCATTATGAGTATCGCTGTTGGCTACGAGATAATAAAGTATATCATTGGGTTATGTTGCTTATCATAGCTTTAATACCTATGATATTGCTATTAATTGAACCGTTTAGGCAAAATAAAATGTTCATCAGACCTGAAGCTAGTATATTTATAAATATAGTGCTTTGGCTTGCGATTTTAAAGACCTATAAATGGTTTTTTGATAGACTTCATAATTAATTAAATATTGTTCTGGTTATATGTGTATCTTTGAGTTATGGGATTAACAAATAAAATAGACAAAACAGGATTTAATTCAGGTAGACTTACGGTAATAAACGAGATAGGTTCGTTTTATTCGGGGAAAAAGAAAGTTATTTTTTGGCTTTGTAAATGTGAATGTGGGAACGAAATTAAATTAGCGTCTGGGGCTATAGGAACAACTAAGAGCTGTGGGTGTTATCAAAAGGAAAAAGTTGGCAGCATAAACAAAAGACACGGGGAGGCTAATAAAACAAAAGAAAACAAACTTTGGTTCTCCATAAAACAACGCTGTTATAATCCTAACAATATTAGTTACAAAGATTATGGAGGGAAAGGCATCACTGTATGCGACAGATGGTTAAATTCATATGAAGATTTCTTAAGTGACATAGGCAGAGCGCCAACGCCTAATCATAGTATTGATAGGATAAATGTTTTTGGCAATTATGAACCCGGCAATTGTAAATGGTCAAATAGTAAGGAACAAAATAACAATAGGAAATCTAACGTAATATTGGAACACAACGGTGTCAGATTAACTATGAAACAGTGGTCTGAAAAATTGGGAATAGACTACAGAAAACTCCATAAGGCTATAAAATATGAATTAAAATCAATATCAGAATTCATTTAGCACTTTTACAAGTTAAATTCCGTCAGATTAAATATAGCCACCCCGCTTCCCTGAGATCAGCGCGCTCAGGGTGGCTTTTTTGTTTCAAATAATTTGTAACTTTATATTATGAAAATAGCAAATAACAGACTATTAGATAATGACGGTAAACCAGTACCGTTCAGACAGTCACCAAACATAGGAGGCGTTCTTAATCCGGAATATATAATTATTCATTACACAGCTTCTAGTAACGCTGATGGTGCAATATCGTGGATGCTTAGTCCTCAGTCTAAAGTGTCAGCACATTTGCATTTAGATAGAGGTGCCGGAATATTCTTTCAATTGGTGCCTTTTAATAAAGTTGCTTGGCATGCTGGCAAATCTGAATGGAAAGGGATTATAGGGCTAAATTCACATTCTATTGGTATTGAATGTCAAAATACAGGTACACAAGAATATCCACAAGTTCAGTTGGACGCGTTGGTGTTGGCCTGTAAAGCTATTGTTGAGGTATACCCCATTAAAGAAATATTAGGACATTCAGATATAGCACCTGGTAGAAAAACAGATCCAGGCAAACAGTTTCCTATGGAATGGCTGCGTAAACAGGTGTTTAATGTTCAGCCTAAAGTTAACTTAGTGACTACTAAACATACTACCTCTGATTTAAATATACGGGAAACCGGAAAAGCTACAGGTAAATTACTTTCTACGCTACCAAAGGGTACAAAGGTGAATGTATTGTCGGAATCGGATGGATGGAGTAATGTATTTGTATGCAAAAGTAAGCTGATAGGGTGGGTTAGTTCTAAATATTTAGTATGAAACTCCTAGACTTCATTCACGCAACCAAAACACAAGCTATTTTGGCTTTTATAGTTATTATAGGTGTTGGTGCATTGCTTAAATTTGGAGGGCTTACAGAAGGGATAAATAACCGGATATTGGATATTGCACTGCTTACTGCTACGTTTTACTTTGGCGGATCTAAAAGCAGCTCGTCTAAGGATGACACGATTGCCAAACTTACTTCTAATCCTCCAGCAACGACCAATACAGGCGACATAAACATAACTCAAAATGAAAAACCTATCAATTAGAATACTGCTATACGCTTGCATTGCTATGTTTATAATTAGTTGCGGAACTAGGAAGGTTGAATCTGAAAAGATACGTACAGAGAACAGTACACTTAACGAATCATCAAATGAAGGTCAGTCTGATAAGTCATCTGCTATCACTACCCAGGATAAGGCCTTAAGCACAAATACGACCACAAATAAGACGACTGAGATAAGCGAAACTACATACCTAGATAAAGTTACAGGAAAACCTACTAAGGTCGTTAAATCTACTAAAACAGGTGATTATACCAATACGCAGATTACCATTAAGAAAACTGTAACCAACACGATTACGCATGATGTAGAAAAGTGGAAGATTAAAAACAAGGTAGTGACGAATACGCTGACTGTATATAAAAGTAAAAAGTCCACCTCGTCGAGAAATGGACTTTACGTACTTGGTGGATTTGGATTTCTTATTTTGGGAGTTCTGGCTTGGTTGAAGTGGGTGAGATAGTTATACCTTTTTAAGTATTAACCACGTGCCGACTTTTTTCTGTGCGTAGTCCCATATCTTCCAGCGTATAGTATTATCAATGAATATATCAGCCTTTGGTCTTTCCCCGTATGGATTTACCGAATAACATTCCATTGATTGCATGAGGGAGGCGAATGATATTGTAGATTTAAAAAACCAATCTCCTTTATCTTCTGAATTCTTGTAATTTTTATAAACAGTAAAATTATATCCATAAAAGCTACCTGCTTCTCCAAGCTCAACAATATCCGCACATTGATCCTCTGTCAATTCCTCTACTTTCCCCAATATTTCACATCCATATATTAATTCTGACCTAATAAAACCTCTATTGTCACCTCTTTGTATTTTCTTTATTTTGCCACCCACATCTTCGCTAGACACACCCATTACCAAGTATTCGTTATGGATTTTAAAAAACATTTTTACATCGGGTACGAGCACTGCCAGCCCTTCGAACTTTTCTGTTTTGATTTTTCTAATCACGGCTTAACCCTCCTTTGCTCCTTAAACCTATCAATACTTGCCTTTCTATCAGCCTCCATTGCGGCATGTTGCAAACTATCCTGAAGGTTATCACTCGGAATCCTGGCAACAGTATATGATAGCGGTTTAGCCCTTTCAGTAGGCATGCATGCTTCCATAACCATAACGCAAGCCGTAGCGGTCAACAAGGCGACAACATACCTGTCTATCGCCATAACAATCGGGTGTTTTTTCATTTTAATTTGGTTAGTTGTTCTAAAATCTTTGCTTTGGTAGCCATAATATGACCTTCTTCAATGCAATTATCGTGCATTTTTAGGGTTAGGTCAATGGCTTTGTTTAATTGAAATTGTATAGAGGCGTATAGCTTATCGTACCTTCTTCTCTCCCAAAACAGCTTAGTATTAAGTTCAAAAACCTGTTTCTTCCATATTTCTTGATTTTCCATATCTCTATTTAAAGAAAAAGTCAAACGAATGGTTAATTATTGATAAACTTACTTGTTCACACAGCATCCACTTGACCCAAACAAAGGGAGCGAAAAAGAAGTCTATTATTGCCCAAAATACAGATCCGTTTATATGCTTGCCTACTATTGCAGTGAATATAGCAAACGCTAAGTATACCAATTGAAATATTAATGTAATGCAATATTCTATTAAATCTTTCATATTCCTAAATGATTAATCAAATAAATTACACCCGCAACAACTGTTAGCAGGGATATTGGCGGGGTTAGTTTGGCTAGGAGGTTCATAGTTTACCAGCTTATTTTTGTTAATATTCCGTTTCTTCCGTCAGATTGCTCTTGACCTACAGTATAACCTAAATTTGTTAATGAAGACCTATCAAAGTCAGATATTTGTTCATACCAATAAGTTTCAAATCTGCCTTTAATCGCTTCCTCTCTTATTTTAAGGATTATTTCTTCAGCTTTGTTATGCATTTTACTAGCCGTACGTCTTGCTTCTTGTGCATTCATTTTATTCCGGTTTTACGCCTCGTGAGCAAATTAAAAAATATACAATTACTGCTATTACCAATACTTTAAAGGCAATAAACGTGTAGTCTAGTGGGGTCATATTATTTTTTTTTCTTTTATATAAGATACTTTTTGATAAGTGCGTTGTTCTGAAAAAGAACATGCTTCTATTAATTCTTTATGCCAATTATTCCAAAGCATACATGTAATTCTGGCTATTTCTTCACTACCACGAGGAAATATAACTATCTCACAAGAATCAGCATCAAGTATAGCTATTGATTTTTTACGACCAACCCTAAACGGAAATTTATAAGGTATAGGATTTTCTTTTGTTGGTATTTTTGTCATGATCTTGGGTTTACTGATCTTTTAATTACATTTATTAAATCACTTCCTTTAACTATAAATCCCTTTTGATCTGCAGATATAAGGCTAAGTATATAGCTATTTAAAGACCTATTATCTTCTTTTGCTTTAACTTCTGCTTTCTCTTTTAGCTCGTTACTAATCCTTAGTACAAACTTTCTATATTTTGGTTTTTCTGTCTCCATGGCAACAAATGTAATCAAATAATCCGATATTGCAATAGCAATGAAAATAATTATGAAATAATATCATTTAACTATTGACAATATGAAAAGTATAACTATATTTGTCCTGTCGCAACAATCAAACGACATTAGGATTATGAAAACAAACGGGAATGAACCTGCTTACCCGACTACAGAGTATGACAATAACGGTTATGCCATACGGGGCTTTGGGTTAACCAAACGTGAACAATTTGCAATGTCCGCTATGCAGGCTTATGCTGGGGCTGATCACGTAGGTAATAGCGGAATGCCGCATGAAGAAATAGCCAGGTGGGCAGTAAATCAAGCCGACGCATTAATTTACGCTTTAAACGCTGAATAACATGACACCTTACCAAAAACAACTACATAAAAACATCAGCTTTAAAGGCACGATGTATAAGTTATCACCAGCTTTAATGGCTGAGACGATTAAATTTAACGCTATGGCTTTACGTTCTAAACTTTCGAAATAATGACTACTCAACAAAAAATCTCAAAATGCCTGGAATTGGCATTACAAATTGAAGGGGCTAACTTTGATTATCATCCATCAGCACAAGCCATATCTATATTTAAGATAAAGCCTGAGTATTATGAGTACAACTATTCAATCTACACCTACGACAGGCTAGATGAATTGATTGGATGGCTAGAAAAACACATCAAAGATCATGCTTAAATACACTTGGTTTTTACGGATAACCATAACAATGGGTATTATCGGAGTATTTTTAATAGTTAAATATTTATATAAATGAAAGAAACTACAGATTTAACAATATCAGAATCAAAAGTGCCGTCAATGCAGGAATTATATGCAAACCCAGAAATTGCACTTAAGCAAGACATGGTATCGCACTACCTTAATCAGTCGCCCCCTAAATCGTGGGTTAAAGAACATCCTTATATTAAAGGATATAAATACTTGCCTATTGAAAAGGTAGAGTTTATGCTAAAAAAGATATTTAAAAAATACAGAATTGAAATTCTTAGGGAGGGAACTTCTTTTAATGGTGTTTATGTTGTGGTAAGGCTCTGGTATCAAGATTTGGTAACAGGAGAAATGGAATGTCAAGACGGCATAGGCGCAGTTCAATTGCAAACAGCTAAAGGCACTTCTCCTGCAGATTTAGCTAACATTAACAACGGCGCTTTAAGTATGGCTTTCCCGCTTGCGAAAACAGTTGCGCTAAAAGATGCCGCTGACATGTTAGGTGATATCTTTGGAGCTAACTTAAACCGGAAGGATGTACTAGCCTTCCAAATGGACGCTAAATTAGCGGAGGTAGTTCGTAGTAAAGAAGAAATACGAATGTTAACCTTGATTGATAAATCTGATAGCTTAGAGGTGCTAGAATCGCTCCGTTCACATTTAACAGAATCTATAACCAGTCAATTTGAAGAAAAATGGAACAGTCTACAGCCAGAGAAATAGCGGATTCATTCCGTATTAGGGGTAGTGCAACTATTGAAATTTGCGGGGGGTCAGTTGGGTTGACTGTAGCCCAAGAATCTAAACTTAAACAACTGGAAGAAAGGCAAAAACTTTATTTTGAAAATGTATATGCTGGACTAGTCAGTAAAGCTAAACCTCTTAGTTTGTTGCAAGAGGCTGATTTAAAAGATTTGATTCATAAAAGAGATAACCCGGAATTGACTGAAGGCGCAAAAACGCATTGCAAAAAATGGCTTAAACAAACACTTTATGGCAGACGTGAGCAACTTAAAAATAAATATGTAAACAAAGGTAATGAGGGAGAAGAAGACGCATTTACCTTAATGGCCGTTCAGTTAAAGTTAGGTATGGTTTATAAGAATACAGAGCGCAGACGTAATGAATTTTCGGAGGGAGAATGTGACTTAAACCACAATAGTATTGTTTATGACAATAAATGCAGTTGGTCTCTCGACACTTTTCCGATGTTTGAAACTGAAATACCAGATCCTAAATATTGGTGGCAATTACAAAACTATTCAACACTTTGGGATGCAGATAAGTTATGCTTGTGTTATACTTTAATAAATTCAAGTTTTGAAGCTGTTGAAGACGCCGTTAGATGGATTAGTGGAGATAATGAAAAGTACAAAATTGCAGAAAGAATGGTGTTTACTAAGCCTGAATTTGAACTAGCTAAGTCCGCTTTGTTTCCTGGCTCCACTCTGGAAACCTTCATTGAAATACCAGAAGATGATAGGATTAAACCTTTTTACTTTGACGTCGACAAGCCTGCTCAGAAATTAATAGAACAAAGATCTTATATGTGCAGAGAATATATATACAATTTATTAACGCATTAAAGCCTAACCCATCCGGCTTGATAGGATTGGGATTACATTTAAATTAAACATATTCTACCTACTAATTAACCGGAAGTCATGAGCCGGTTTTTTTGTGTCTATTATTTTGTTACAAAAATAAATACGATTTAATTTGGTTGTTTGTTTTGCTATTAGTATATTTGAATACCGAAACAAACAAACGGTTTACGATTATGAAAAAATGCTTATTTGATCAGTGGTACGATTCTGAAGTAAAAAATCTTAACAATTTCACGGTAAAAATATTTGGCGCATTTTTGATAGCCGACTACGAAAACAGAGAAATAATAAAAAATGCTTGGCCAGGATGGTTTGAAAATTTACAATCGTTTTAGAATGAACAGGGTATATAGAGCATTCAATATACTACTGGATAAATCTGAAGATTTGGGTTTTTATAGATTTGAGTTAATATATTATGTACTTTTTAAATAATAAAATGGAACCTTTATTAAAATTTGAAATAGCATTTCAATTAAATGCTGACGGGACAAAAACGGATATTACCGATACCCATATAAAAGAAAATAAAATAGCTTTCCCAACGGAGGTTAATTTAAAAGACGCTAAATAAGCGACCTCCCTACAAACCGCCCCGACTCGAAAGTTGCGGGGTTTTTGGGTGAAAAATATTAACGAAATGACAGAAGAACTTTTAAAAATGAAAGTAGGAGAAATGGCTGATAAGTCTCATTTCAACTACGACAGCTTTATCACGACAAAAACACGTTTGAAACGCAACGGCAAGGGTGAATGGCAAAGTAAATTAACTAAGGGACAACTAACAGTAAGGAGGACAGCGTAATGGAAAGACCAGAAGACATATACTTCTTAGTGGGTTGCGAAGAAAGCCAGGCTATCACTATTGAACTTAGAAGGTTAGGCGTTAACGCATTTAGTTGTGATCTTAAGCCTTGCAGCGGTGGGCATCCAGAATGGCATATACAAGGGGATGTGTTTGAAGCAATTGGAAGCATTTATATTGAAACTCAGGATGGAAGTAAAGTAATTATACCAGAATGGAACGCCGCTGTGTTTCACCCTGATTGTACGTATCTTACTGTTTCAGCCAACAAATGGTATAAAGATCAGCCAGAAAGAAAATCAGGTACATTAGTTGGGGCCCGGCGTAGAGAGGCCAGAGAGAAGGCTATTAAGTTCTTTATGAATCTTTATAATTGTGACATACCATACATTAGAATAGAAAATCCAATATGCGTCATGAGTAGCCGTTTCAGAAAGCCAGATCAGGTATTGCAACCCTGGATGTTTGGACATGGAGAAACAAAAGCTACGTGCTTATGGAATAAAGGGTTTCCAAATGTTAAATCTACAAAGATAGTAGAAGGTAGAGTTCAAGCGTTACACTTATTACCACCTAGTAAAAACAGAGCAGAACTAAGAAGTAAAACATACAAAGGAATAGCCGAAGCCATAGCAAAACAGTCAGTTGAATTTTTAATCTCACAATCATGCTAACAATCAAACAACACCTATCAGAACTACCGGAACCACACCGTACGAATGCAATCAATGCGGCATTTATAACTATGCTTGATATGAAAGTAGAAACAGCATATGATGCTATATTTTTAGCAGTCAATTGGAATAATGAACCTGGTATGGATTACTGGGAGGAACTGCACGACTCAATAGTAGAAGGGAGGGCGTTTAATGGTTAGTCCTTACATTTATGCCGGTTTATCCGACAAGAATAAAATGCTAATGAAAAAAGGGATTAAGCCTGCATCACCATCAAACATTATAGAGGCTATATGTATTGATTTGGGCGTGTCGATTGAAACGCTTACCGGATCATCCAGGAAAAGGCCTTTAGTAGAAGGTCGTCAAATTGCAATGGCGTTTATACGGTATAACAATCCTGCCTTAAGTCTAAAGAAGATTGGAGGAATGTTTGGGGGTAGAGACCATTCAACGGTTATCTTTTCAATCCAAACATACGAAGCACTGTATAAAACAGATCGTCAATTTCAGAAACGGGTGGCGCATATCAAATCACTATTATGATCAAGACAGCCCCAACACCCGAAACAGTATTTGAAATACTTAAATCGGCACATGTAATAGGTTTGCTAGCAAAAGCTATTGATGTAGAGTACCAAAAACGCATAGTTGACACCAAGTTTAAGAACCCCAACACAAATAATCACGTTAGACGCATCAAAGAAGCCTCAGAAACGATTCAAAAAGATTTGGCATATCAATTCAAGGTTAAAGACTACGAAGCGATGACATACGATTATGTGCTGCAGTTTCATAGATTGGTTGATTATTTTTCTGAAAAGTCTGCTGATCAGATTAGAGAATTTATGGATGGAGTTGAAAAATTAAAAGAAGTATGAAAAAGAAAGGTCACGAACTTAAATTTATTGGTCAAATCAATAGAGATGGTAGCGGCATAGGCGATATAAGCGAAACATATATATCGTTCCTTCAAAAGGATGATTTTAGGTTACATCGTCTGTCTATCACTCAAGGGACTTATATAGCATTTAATTTTAACGCATTCGTCGTAAAACTAAAGGTATGAGCCAGTATGAAGAATGGATGCTAATGCTCAATGCCGATGAGATGATCGAATGGCGAGAGGAAGCATTACGCATATCACTAGGCAATGACGAGTATTACGATATGAGAGGCAGGCAAGGTTTTAATTTTGGACAGTTAGAAATGAAGTTATGAAATCCCTAGAAGAAAGACAACGCACTCAAAGGTTAGCACGAGAAAACAAACTACGTAATAAATTAGCTAATAATGATGTTCACCAGCGACAATTAGCAAACCAGAAAAGATCAAATGATGCAAAGCAAAAAAGAATAGCAGAATTGAGGTCGCTTGGCATTAAACCTATAATGAAGCCTTTAAGTGAAAGAGACAAAGAGCGTATGCGTGTTTATGCCAAACGTAAAAGGGATGAAGCAAGATTGTTGAGGATCAAAAGAGTACCTCTAACAGATGAACAAAGGAGATTCAATGCTAACGAAAGGTCACGTAAATCATACGAAAAGAAATTGGCTATGCAAGGAAAAGTAAGGCAAGTACCAGTAAAAAAACGAAGCAAAGAACATAAAACTAAACCAATGGAAAAAATACTCAAAGCAAGACCAGCAAACAGGATCAGCGAAAAAGTGATTAAGCCGGTAAAATTAGATCACGCCAAACAGCCGGATGTGATCGTCATTAAATCGAATGAAGATGGAAAGGTCAAGGTCAGGTTAAACGCTAAGACCGAGGTATGGGCTAAACCTGGGTATGATATTAACGCTTTAAGGAGGAAGTTTGGAATAATTTAATGGGAAGGCTAAAATTAAAATTATATCAATACGCGGCAGACTATTCATATTTAAGATCATACGAATCAATGTCAGAAGTTTTTGATAAGTACTACGACGGTAAAAAAGGTAATCTTTTTTATGACAACAAAGATTATAGAGAATTGCCTGACGGCACTTTTATCTGCAAATACAGAATGGGAAGGTTGGGGCTACGAGTGCAGGTCATGATAGATAAAGACCCTTATTGTAAAGAATATAAAGGAGATTTTCCAATTGAAGTGTTTAATCGTAAAGGTGTAAAAGTTGCAGAGTTTAATTCAATAAGAGTATGCTCAGAAATGACAGGAATTGCCTATAGTGATCTAATTGCTAAATGCAAAACGTACACTCACCATCCAACTAAGGCACAGTTAAGGTTTAAATTTAAGGGGTGAAATTCCCCTTTTATTTTTGGAAAAGGTAACTTGACAAAGTGTAAAACATAATGTATATTTGTATATGGAAAAAGAAAAAATAAACCCAATTAATTTGGTGACAGTTGAAAATTATGCTAAACAAGAGTGCGTAAGTCGGCAATCGGTTTATAACTGGATAAAAGAGGGCAAGATCAGACAGGTAACGTTCCTTGGTAAGTCTTTTGTGGATAAATCAACAAAGAAATAATTTTTAGGCTATTAACTTTTTACAAATTGACAACATGCTGGAACAAAGCGAACAAATATTAGAAAGAGTCAAACAGGAGTTTGATGATTCGAATGAATTTATACCACCATCAGTTTATAGTATTTACATACATTTTATGGCTAAAACAGGGCTTATATTGTATGATGACCGGAAAATAAAGCATGAGACTTTGATGGACTTGATTGATCATAACGTCGTTAAATGCGAAGGTATTTATTTTCACCAAGGAGAAAAGTGCATGAGATATCGTTTTTATGGATTTAAGTATCCTGAAAAATTTTACAGAAGCATATCTCCTAAACTAAAAAAAATAGTTTTGGATCGTTATGATGACAAATGTAATGAGTGCGGACGTGAATACCATTTACAGATAGATCATATATTTCCCTGGTCTAAAGGCGGATTGACAGAAGTAGACAACCTGCAAGTATTATGCAAAAAATGTAACTACGAAAAATCAAATAAATGCTAATTATGAATGAAAATAATATAGCATTAAACTTAGCTAGCCAGATCAGTAATGATGCGCCTGAACCCACTAAAACAATAGCTGAGTTAGCAGAAGAATCACATATACCACAAGGCGTAATTATTCCTGAACCGGAATTGATATTTGCTTTAAACGGTATCCCTTTATTTACTAAAAAATCTTTGTCTGTATTGAAAGGGCCAGCTAAAGTCGGTAAAACAACCGTAACGGCATGGATTACAGCACAAACAATAAATAACCAGTTAAATGTATTATGGATTGACACAGAGCAGGGTTTGTATTATGGATCCCGTACCCAATATTGGGTTTTGTCTATCGCCGGAACACCTAAATCACCATACTTAAACTTCTATGACCTAAAAATCTATAATCCAACAGTGAGGATTAAGATAGTTGAACATCTATTATTATCTTATAAGCCGGATATAGTCATTTTAGATGGAATAAGAGATTTGGTGTTTGACATAAATAGCCCTGAAGAAGCCACAAATATTACTGGCGACCTCATGCGTTGGGCTGATGTTTACGATTGTCATGTACTCTCTATTATTCATCAGAACAAAGGATCTGATCACGCAAGAGGTCACTTAGGTAGTGAACTTGTAAATAAGGCAGAGACAGTTATAAAAGTGTCTAAAAGCGAAGATAACTATACCGTATGCGAGCCAGAGTTTACCCGCGGGAAGCCATTTGAAGTATTTGCCTTTGACCGAGATTCATATGGTATCCCAATTTTAGTTACCGTGAAGCCTCGTATAGATTCTGGAGAAAGTAACAGCCGGAAAACAACACCTGTTGACATAGCTAAGGAAACACATAACGAAATATTGCAGATAACTTTTAAAGGAATTGAACAAATGAGTTATTCTGATCTGCAGAATGATTTAGCTGCAGCATTTGCAGGGTATGGAACAACTATGGGCGTTGTTAAAATCAAGACTTTTATATCCTGGTATACCCAAAACGGATATTTAGAGAAGTCAGAAAAAAAGAGCAATAAAACATTTTATCAATTAAAGTAAAACCTTTAGTATGGCCTATTATAAATTTAATAATCAGACACTTATAAATGAAAACGGGATTAAAACACATATTTTTTTTATAAAAGACATTAAAATCAACTATACCAAAATCGTTTTCGGTATAAAAACCGTCTTTAAGTACCTAAAAGATTGGAATGGGCTACCTATACTGAACCTTTGGTATAGGCAACTAAAATTAGTTGTTCTAAACATTGCCAAAAAACGGCCTTTAAAGGCATTTCTACCGGTACAGTATGCCCATACCAAAGGGTATACCAGACGTTCAAATGTTTGGTATAGTATAGGGGCACCCTTATATATAAAGGGTGCCTATACCGAACTTGTTGTTCTAAACCTTAAAACCGTCAAATAATGGTACATAGATTCAACTTAGAAAAAGCAAAGAAAAAATCAATTTGCCCGATGTGTCATAAAAAGACATTTGTAAGATTCATAGATCAGGAAGGCAATTATTTGCCTGATAAATACGGCCGTTGCGATAGAGAGGATAACTGCACTTATTTCCTCAGCCCTTATCATGATGGTTACAATAAAGAAAATCCGGATCCTAATTGGGTATTTGAAAAAAGAGAAATAGTAGAGAAACCAACTTCTTACATCGATGCTTCAATTGTAATACCTAGTCTTCAAGGGTATCAAAACAATGCTCTTGTTAAGTTCTTATCTCAGAAATTTGACGCTGCAGAAATAGAAAATAGATTTAGGCTTTACAACGTAGGTATATTAAACGATTGGTGTATTTATTGGCAAGTAGATAGTAAAGGGTTTTGCAGGTCTGGTAAGTTCCTGAGATATAAACAAGATGGGCACAGGGATAAAGATTCAGCTACAACATGGGAACATTCCAGGCGAATATTTGGTAAACCATCTTATCCGGATTTTAATTTAAAACAATGCTTTTTTGGTGAGCATCTTTTAACAGTAGAGCCAACAATGCCGGTTGCAATTGTAGAAAGCGAAAAGACAGCTATTATAGCGAGCTGTTTTATTGATAAGTACATCTGGATTAGTTGCGGTCAAAAAGGCGGCTTAGCTGATTACAAATGCAAAGTTTTGGAAAATAGATCAGTTACACTATTCCCTGATTTAGGTGCTTATAAAGAGTGGAAAATAAAAGCTGCAGAATTTGGGTTTAATATTTCTGATCACATAGAAAAGTTAGCTACAGCAGAAGACAGGAAAAATGGACTGGATTTAGCGGATTATTTATTAAGATAAAAATGGCAAAGAAAATGACAGCTTTACAATGCTTATCTGAAATGGAGAAGATAAAAAGGGAGCTAGATGCTCCGTCTATACCCGCGAACTACATTGTTGGAACTAAGTTTACAGACAAGACGGCTAACGGACTTACCAAGGCTATTATTACTTTCATCAACTTAACAGGTATGCAAGCTGAACGTATAAACAACATGGGGCGTATGGTAGATAAAACCAAAATAGTTAAAAATGTATTAGGGCATAGTCAGAAAATTGGATCCATTGAATGGCAGAAAGGAACCGGAACTAAGGGGACTGGAGACATATCAGCTACAGTAAATGGTATGTCTGTTAAAATAGAAGTTAAGATAGGAAAAGACCGTCAGTCTGATGATCAAATAAAATACCAGGAGAAAGTCACATCAGCTGGAGGTATATACATTATTGCAAAAGAATTTACTCCTTTTGTTAAATGGTATTGTGAAAAATTTGGCAGACCTGAGATATTGAATTTAGCTATTAAACGATTAATGAAATGAAAGTAATAGTAGCGGGAGGCAGAGACTTTAAAGATTACATGTTGTTGGCAGACAAACTCGATAAGATACTTTTTAATGCTGGAGAAGAAGTGGAGATAATATCAGGTGGGCAAGTGACTATTGATCCAAATACAGGAGAAAAATATGGGGCTGATTATTTAGGTGAACAGTACGCAAAGAATCAAAGGCATTGTGCTTTAAAAGTATTCCCTGCTGATTGGGCCACGTTAGGTAAAAAAGCAGGGCCATTCAGGAATTTACAAATGGCACAGTATTCCGATGCGCTTGTTGCGTTTTGGGATGGTAAAAGTAAGGGAACAAAAAATATGGTTGATACCGCCCACTTTTTAAACCTTAAAGTTAGGGTGATTAAATATTGAAATGATACAAACTTGTTACATACACCGTATCACAAAACCATTTAATTTTACATCCATGAAAACAGCAACATTATTTTTAGCATTGGCACTTGGTTTATCTTCATGCAAAAAAGAAGATCCGCAGCCAGAAGGGTATTTTCCTAAGCCAGGTGATACATATCAATCGGTAGTTGACCATTGGGGTAAGACT